CTTGCCCCTTTACCATATAAATGATAGAATTGTTTTTAAATAAAGGATATTAATGAAATTCCATTGGATGCATAGAAATGACAATAACTCTGTGGACTACCTGTCCAGATTGTCAGAAAAACTAGAAGAGTGCCAATACGATTCAGTTTTGTTTGTATACCATTCAAAAGAAGAAGACTTTTTAACAAAAGCAGTTCGTATTATGTCCAAAAAACAAAAGATTAAGTATATGCTTGCATTTAGAACATACTCTATAAGTCCAGAGTATTTGTCTATGATATGCAAAACTATAAATACCATGATGCCAAACAAAATAATGCTGAATATCGTTTCTGGCGATGTTCATCCAGAAGAGACTAGCATAGAAGATCTTGTAGACATATCTGATTTAGTAGATTCTAACGATAAAAGAATTGAATATACAGATAGATGGATGTCAAAATTTGTTAAAATGAATCCAGCAGTTGATATTGTAATGGGCGGTCATTCAAAAAAAACAATAGATCTTGCAAATAAATATCAAGCAACCCCATTGGCAATGGTAGACAAGTACCTAGCTGCTAGAGAGTATAGGGATGGTAAGCAGATGGTTTGTCTTGGAGCCATAATAACAAATACCGAGGAGGAGGCTGAAGAATTTCATACTAATAACCTTAATATACATGAAATATCTAAATATATATATGGTACAAAAGAAAATTTTAAATCAAAGATTAAGTATTTAGAAGGCATAGGAGTTACAGATATTTTAATTCATGGGCACCCTATGGATAAGAACATAAATCGTATCCATGATACAATTAGAGAAATGATGGAGGAACAAAATGGAGTCCAATAAAAGAAGTTTATACAAGTCAATTACTTGGCCAGTTGTTCACATTTGTTTTGTTGGTACATTAGTCTATTTTTTTGAAAAGGCTATTACTGGCGAAGCTCATTGGGAATACGCTGGAGGGTTTGCAGTAATTTACACAACATGCGAAATGGTCGGATTCTTTTTACATGAAAGAGCATGGGCAAGGTTTGGCGGTAAGATTAAGTAATGGCAAAAAGAAAATCAACAGCATTTAATGACACTCAAATTAAAGATGGAAGAATTGTTAGATTAAGAAAAGATGGGTCGATTAAAGCCGATCTGGGCCCATACAAGCAAGGTGTTGTTAAAAAAAATATTAAATAATGTCTACCAATAAATGCGAATATTTAACAGATTGCCCCAATAAGGCAACGAGAATAGCCCTTAAAGCAGGCGGAACCACAAGGGTCTGCGACGAGTGCTGGCATCAAAACTTTAGATCCTAATCAACCAAATGCTATAATATAGGTATGAGCGGAATACTAGTCCCGCTTAAATAAATAACCTATAGGAGTAATAAAATGACTGACGGATTAAATTTAACAGGATTTAACGAAACAAAGCCAGGAATGACAAATGACATTAACTTGCACTTGTCAGACACACCAGGAGCAGCTTTTCCATCAACAGACAAATCAACACAAGATAGTGCTGGCGTAAACCAAGGCGGAAAGTAAGCATGGGTCTATTTGATAAAGAAGAAGTTGCTGCTCCAACAATTGAAGCAGCAGTAGCAGAAGCAATTAAACCAGTTGCGGTTGTTGCACCAGTTAATCGTGGAGCAGAATGCACAAGAGACACAAGAGGCGATGCTGATTGTGCAGTTAAAGATTGTGAGAACTGCAACTAATGTGTTATGAATGCGGATGTGAAACAACTGGTAGCACTCTAGGAGCGACACCAGTTGCTATTTCAGATGTTTCAAGAGATGGTGAATCAGGCTTAACGCTAGGCATGGTTTCAACACCAGAGCAGACAAGACAATTTATAAATGAGTAATGGTTTTAAAAAAGAAGATGGTACTGGCACGGTGCCACCAGCTAACGCTGGTGCGCCTGCTGGTGCTGTTACAAGTACGACAACTCCAAAAAAATATCCAAGGCAGGGCGTTAAGATTGATACAAATAAACATGGGATACGCAGAGAGACCAGCCTAATACCTAGGCCACCTAAGAAAAGTGGCAGAAAAAAGGTTTAGATTTAAATGATAATCAAAGTCATTGGATTTAAAGAGGCAAGAAGAACCGAGTTTTCAAAAGCTTTAGCAAAAGAAGTAAACGGTATCTATCTAGAAATAGAGTCAATCTTTAATGAAGAGGATGCTGTAAAACAACACGAGCTAGCAAAGGATCTTGTCTCTTACGTGTCTAAATATGATAAACACATTATAGTTGACCTGTACAGCCCAAATGAATCAGTTCGTAAACACTTTGGGCACTTTGATCGGATTATTATGATTGGTGATCAGAATACCAATCACTGGGAATATGATAAAGAATTTACAATGCCTGCTGTTTTAGATTTAGTTTATAATAAAAATGATGACTTTAATTTATCTGCCAAAATGGCTGCAAAATATTTAAAGCTATACGATGTGCAATAAATGTGTAGATCCTGCGGCAATTGCTCGTCAGAGCACACTAGAACTATTGATGATGCTGTAGACGCCATCGAAGAAAGTGGTATTGTTTAATGAGAAAGCTTTTGAATAATGTTTACACTTTCTTGCCAAGAGTATATCAGGGAGCAGAAGTAGAAGAGTTTCCAAGTGCTGTTAACTTAACAATACATACAAGGGCTCCTGGTAAATGGCTCCTAATAGATTTAGAAACGGGTCAGGAATATATCGGCGCAGCAGTGCCTAATAAATATGGCAGGTGGCTTAGACTAAAAGATAGATACAATGGAAATTCTTAGCGATAAAATTATAAAGTTTACAAATGCATTTAGTCCAAACGGGTATATAGATTTAATTGAAGATGTATCTTCATCGTGCTATCCGCTAAATAATGTTGAAAGAAGACCTCACCTAACAATGGAGCTGCCTTTCCTATTCTCTAAATCAGACAACATATCTGCAATTAAACTAAGATCTAGGATAATCAAAGACATTGTAGATCCAATATCTAGGTATATGTCTGTATACGGAATATCAAAAATGGTTCCAAAAAAAGAATTTATTACTGTTTCTAAATTAGAAAATGGAAGATATATGGGTTCACATGTAGACGATGACCAAGTAGACTCAGACAACTTTATATGTATGGCATATATCAATGATAATTTTTCTGGAGGTGAGTTAGTGTTCCCAGATATTAATTTGTCATACTCTCCATCTGCTGGAGACATAATCCTATACCAAGCAAAACAAAAGCACATGGTCAATGGAATTAGTGGAAGCCCAAGATATAGCTTTGGCTATGGATTCAAGGGGCCAATAAATGATACATTATAAAAAAAGTAATAGCCAGGCCCATCAAGAATCATTTGTTTTAAATGTTTTAAATGATAAAAAGAATGGTTACTATGTTGAGCTTGGCGCTGGGTGGCCAGTAAAGAATAGCAATACTTATCTGCTTGAAACAAAATATGGGTGGAATGGGGTATCATTTGAGAATGGCAAGAAAAGAGTTAAAAAATATAATAAAAAAAGAAAAAACAAAACACTGCTTCAGGATGCAATTACATTTGATTATTTAAAATATTTTTACGATAATAATTTCCCAAAGCAGATAGACTATCTTCAAATGGACATACATCCAGCAGAAGATACGTTGCTTGCGTTAAAGAATATTCCATTAGATAGATATAGATTTTCTGTTATAACCTATGAGCATAACGGATACCAAAATAAACAGAATCAAATTGACTCCCAGAGAATTTTAAAACAGTATGGTTATAAGCTTGTGGTAGAGGGGCTTATGGTAAATGATGGAGTTTGGTACGAGGATTGGTGGGTAGATCCTTTAGCTGTTGATTACGAATCATATAAAGAATTTATTGCAGAATACATAACCCATCATGAACTATTTAATGGCGCAAACATTAAATAATAAAATGATGTATAATGGTATAAAGGCTGGTGGTATTGTGTCAGAAAAAGATAAATGTTATTATTGTGAAGAAGAAGGTACCTATTGGGATCAAATTGGTGCCACCTTTATATCGGTATGCAAAAAGCATATGGTTAACTACTACAGTTCATAAACCATTGACAATAAATTTAAGATATAGTATATTTAACCTATGAAAAGAATACTTTGCATTATTTTAAAGCATAAAATAATTTATGCTGGGCTTTGTCCATTTACTCAAGCAGAGTATAATATCTGTACAAGATGTACAAAGATGATTAAATTAGTCGGATCGGATCAAAAAAACAATGTTTGATTTAGTAAAAAAGTCTGATGCCGTTTGGGTATTCGAAAATGTTTTTGATAAAAACCAAGAGTTGCTTGATAGCATACTGCTTAAAGACTGGAAAACCTACAATAATGATGGTGGCGGAAGCACATTAATCGGCAGGTCTACATGGATCAGTAAGACAGAAGATCATTATGAAGACATATTAAATATATTTTCTGAGTGCCTAGCAAAATATTCTGAAGAGTTATTCACATGGATGACACCAGATAGGCTTGGATCTGGACCATGGCTTGTTAGAGAATATCAGGCTGGTTCATTTATGACTGCACACGAGGATGCGTATAGCTACGTCAAAGAGAATGGCGAAGATGTACGACCAAAGATTACAATAATTTATTATATAAATGATGATTATGAAGGCGGGCAGGTCGAGTTCCCAGATGAAGATGGAGGCCTAATTATTAAGCCAAAAGCTAATTCAGTTGTAATATTCCCAAGTTCTTTTGTACACGGGGTCCTGCCAGTGACTAGCGGAAACAGATATATGACTCAAACCTATGCATATAGGCATCCACTTTCTCATTACGACGCACAGTAAGCCAATATAGTATAATATACTTATGTGCTAACAGATTAGCCTACCAATAGATACTGGAGAAAATATTAATGATAGAAGCAATAAAGCTTTCAGATAAAGTATGGTATTTTAAAAATGCCGTAGAGGATCACAAGGCTATATTTAGCTCGCTAACAGACTGGGAACCAGTCTTAAATCAAGACTTTATGGAAACTTCAATCATCAGTACTAAAAAATACCTTGAAGATTCTGATAACGCTATCTTTAAATGTTTAGACATATGGTATCACAACAATCAAGACTTTAATTCTGAAAATTATAAACTTTTGAGAAACA